AGATTCCTTATCTTCCGGTTTAAGACTATCTACCTTTTTAATCGCACCAGGTTTACGATTAAAAACTTTATCTATATTAACTTTCTTTTCTTTTACTTTAAACCTACCAGTCTTTCCTTTGACTCGCTTAAGTTCATTGGTAACGAGTTCAATGCTCTCAGTAGTCATCTGAGAGTTTGGCATTCTACCTTTAATTGATGCTTCTTTTAAGAGTGAAGCATACTCCTCATAAGTTAAATCAAATACATCTTCCAATCCTAAGATAGAAAGAATTTGAGAATCTATTTCTTCGTCAACTAGATCGTCATATTTTTTTGGTATGGTTGCAAGTGTTGCAAAACCACCTGGAGTATCTTTCTTTTTTACTTCTCCAACAGTTTCCTTTAAAAGGTCATCTAATCCCTTAGGAATTTTTTCTTCTTGGTCTTCAATACTACCTAAAAGTTCATCCAATCCTTCAGGGATTTCATCATCATCTTCCTCATCATCAACATCATTTTGCGGATTTACACTAAAACTCTGAGGAATTGCGGGAACTCCCACATATGGAAATAATTCCCAAGCATTATCTTCATCAGTAAGTTTTTTTAATTTATCTCTTATTTTCTGTCTATGATTCTTTATATCATCAAAAGATAAACCAAGACTTGCCATCCAATTTCTGATGGCAATTTGATTTTTTCCTCTTGGTTTTACATTTTTTCCGGCGTAATAAACTGCTAGGTCAAAATCAGATTGAAACTCTGGCTCCCACCTTTCACCCCCTTTCATGTACGAAGGATTTATTCCAAAACTATTAATGGATAGATTATTTGGAAGATCAGTTATCATGGAAGTTTTATCCGCCGTTCTGTTGTTGTCTTAATTTTTCTTCTTCAAGGTGATTTTGAAGTAAAGCAACATAAATGTCTCTTTCCCAAGGAATCAAATTTTCTACTTCCCATAATGAATATTTATGATACTGAAGTAGAGCAAAGTTAAGTTTATAATAATTTTCAAGATCCATATGTATCATTCCTAGGCGAAAAAACTTGTCAATCCCTCCAATACTACAGTACTTTCTACATTTGTTTTTGGATTTTTCACTTTAATCTCATGAGATAGTTTTGGCATTGTCGAGAAAAACTTCTCTACATCTTTAAATTGAATGCTATTCATTTGCCCCAGAAAATCTACAATTTCATTTTTAGTGACATCAGAAGATGACCAAACTTCTTCTTCATTATAAATTTTATCTACACAAGATGCAATTAAATCAAAAGATTGATCGATGTTCTTATCATCATCAATATCAAAGTTATTTTTCACAAATTCATCTAAAGATGGATATTTCATTTCCATCACTAGAGTATCATCTAATTTGATTTTATTTGTGTGCTCACTATTTCGTTTTACTTTTATATCTTCGATAGCAATCTTTACTGAGATTTGAGTTATCCCATCATCAGGAGCTGTAATATTAACTTCAATTTCTTCTCCGATTGATTTTCCTCGGATATTCAAAAACAAATATTCAATATCAAAAGTTGGTAAATGTTCTACTTTGATACCTTTTGTTTGAATACAATTTTTAAGAACTGCTTTAATCGCATTAGAAATTTCTTTATTGCTTTCTGATTCTAATGCAAGAACTAAAAGTTTTTCTTCTTTAACTAAAAATGGTCTATACTTAATTGTTTTTCTAGTAGATGGCAACTCAAGCTCGTATGAAGGAGTCGCAATTGTTGGTAAAGGCATAATGTCCTATAATGATTTCAGATATTGATATTTAGTACACCAAACTAAAATGCATTATTAATAAAATCACCAACTCTTTGACCATCTTGAGATCTACCTCTACCTTCCAACACTCTTTCTCCAAGACCATTTTTAGATCTAAGTAAAGTTGCAGCAGCAGAAGCAGCTCTTAATCTTTCCAAATCCGTTGAGTTATTGCCTAAGATATTGGTAGTTCCGGCATTACCATCAAAGTTTAAAGAATTTTGTTCGGCAATTGCGGGAGATCTTGGATCTGGAATAGTACCAATCTTTCCATCACCATAACGTTCTCTTACGTATCTAATATAAGAGAATGACACATTACATTTAAGTAGTTGACTTTGCTCGTAAGAAACTGGCATAGATGTTATTGATTTTGGAAATGCATTTATGAAACTATATTTCATGCTCGTTCCAAATTCTTTTTCAAATTTTACGATGTGAATATTTTCTTTATATGTTGAAGGATAACTCATTCTATAATGAACATAATTTCCAGAATATTCATTGACATCAAAAGTATTATTTGATGTTCCTTGACCAACAATAAAATCAATCCAAGAATCAAAAAATTCAATCACTCGATAATCTCTATCAACATAAAAAGTTAAATTTAAAGTATCATCATAAATTCTACGATGAACCATCTGCTCAGTTACTCCATGAAAATCATTTTGCGATTCTTGAGTTGCCAAAGAAGTTCCTGGAAGAGAAGTTTCCGAGCACAATAATTCTATATCAGAAATTTGATTATAATCTATAGATTTTGAACTTAAAAATGCTCTAACCGGATTCGGGATTGCAAACTTTACATGATATACAGAAGTTTGAGCAATATTTAATACTCTACTTTTTATTTCACTTACATTATAATACTTTGGATTGCCTGCTGAACCAGCCATTTATAAATACAGTTACCTTTATATATTATGTAGCCAATGGCCGAATCATTAAAATCAAAATACAAACCTTCATATCCAAAAAAATATAAAGGAGACCCAAACAATATAATTTGCAGAAGCAGTTGGGAAAGAAAATTTTGTCGTTGGTGTGATTTAAATGAAAATATAATATCTTGGGGTTCGGAAGAATTTTTTATTCCTTATGTCTCTCCTCTTGATAATAGAGTTCATAGATACTTTCCAGACTTTATTATAAAGGTAAAGGAAACTGATGGCAAAATAAAAACTTATGTTATTGAGGTGAAGCCCAAAAAACAAACTGCACCTCCGGTAAAAAAATCTAGAGTGACAAAAAGTTATATCTACGAAACAAAAACGTATGCAGTAAATCAGGCAAAATGGAAAGCTGCAAAAGAATGGTGTGATGATAGATTAATTGAATTTAAAATTATTACCGAAGACGAACTTGGAATTAAATAGATAAATAACAGTACCAAGGTATATCTACCAATCCCAGAATAAGGGAAGAAAGTTTAATGGCAAAAAAATCGGCTAAAGTTGGGAATGATTTTATTGATATAGAAGTAACTACAATTGATTATCCCAAAGTATTCCAAAGAGGTAGTAATACCAATTTCGCCGAATGGAATGGTGCAAACTATTGGAATATTGTTGATGCTAATGCAACATTTTCTGATAATGAAGCGGCAGATTCTTGGATAAACACCTACAATACAACATTAAAAGAAAATGTTTCAAATATAATTAATACTGAATTTGATATATTTGGAAGGAATGATATTTTAAATAATAATTTATTTAATTATAGAATTTCTGGGTCGAATGATGTTGACACAGAACCATCACCATTAAATGGCGGATTAGTTCCAGAATCTACATCTGGTTCTTCTACGGATAAAATTGATTTTATGTATCCGAAGTATAGGACTAGAGAATATGATTATTTGCAAATTACTGCATATGAATATGAACCTCCAGGTGTAGGTGAGTTTGAACAAAAATTAAGTTTCTTTTCCCCAAATTCTACAGAAAGTAGAATAACAAATAAAAAGGGAAGTATTATTCTTCCTATGATTCCTGGCATATCTGAAGGAAATACTGTCAGATGGGGTCCGGATAGTTTGAGTCCTATACAACAATATTTTGCTGGAGTTGCTAGAGATGCGATAGATGATGTCAGCTCTGGAAATTTTAATGGAGGGATACAAAACTTTGTTGATAATCTGATTGGCGGAAGTCAAGAAGCACTTGCTAATCCAAATCTAAAAGAATATCTTGTAAATTATTTTGCTGGTCAATCGGTTGGAGCAAATATAGTAACACGTTCAAGTGGATTGGTTATTAATCCGAACTTGGAATTATTATTCCAAGGTCCCAACTTGCGTTCATTTGGATATCAATACAAATTAATTCCTAGGGATGATGATGAATCCAGAGAAATAAAACAAATGATAGTGTTCTTAAAAAAAGCAATGGCTCCAAAAAAGAATCAAAACTTATTCCTAAAAACTCCATACGTTTTTAAATTAAGATATATTTTTGGAAAAACAAATAAAGATCATCCATTCTTAAATAAAATAAAAACCTGCGCACTAACAACATTGAATGTTGATTATACTCCGACAGGAAACTATATGACATATCAAGATGGTTCCATGGTTTCTTATAATTTAAGTTTGGGATTTAGCGAACTTGAACCAATCTATGACACAGATTATCAAGATAACGATTACTCAACAATGGGATACTAAAAAATGGCAAATCCGTATTTCAGAAATGTTCCAAACTTTGAATATGTAAGTAGAGAAGTAGATCAAAAAAGTATATCGGATTATTCTACTGTAAAGAATTTATTCAAAAGAGCACAAATACGTGATGATATTTTTCAAAATTTGAAATACTTTGAAAAATATCAGATTATTGGTGATGAAAGACCAGATAATGTTGCATATAAATTTTACAACGATTCTACTTTAGATTGGGTAATTCTTTTATCAAATAATATAACAAACATCCAAACTCAATGGCCAATACCTCAAACAATTTTGGATTCTTTGTTAATTGAAAAATATGGCACCTATGAAAATCTTTACTCAGGAATACATCATTATGAAACACTAGAAGTTAAAAATAGTAGGGGAGAGATAATTTTAAATTCTGGTAGGAATATTAAACCATCGTGGAAAACTGATGGAAATTTTGTTTCAGCATATAACTTTGGATATGATTTTATTGAAACAGTAACTCTAGACAATTTAAATGATATTGTTGAAGTAACTTTAAGAATTCCTATAGAGGGACTTAAAATTGGAGATTCTATAAGTGCATTTGGATTTTCTGATGACATTTTTAATGGAAATCATATTATTTCAAGCACTACAAAAACAAGTTTTGGATTTGTTCAATCTTTTAGTTATACTGTAGAATCTGGTTCTCTAATTACAGAAGCTGTATTGAATGGAGGTGAATCTTTTGAATACACTCCTCCAGAAGAATTATTCAGTAATAAATTTTATTATGAATTTTATGACAACTATTTGAGTTCAACTGTAAGGATTCCTGCAGAAAGTATGTTAAGACCAGTTTTAAATTTTGAACACGAATCATTCATAGAAAACCAAAAAAGGAATATATTTGTACTTAAACCAAATTACTTGAATGTTGTCTTTAATGACTTAGATAACATCATGGAATACAAAAAAGGTTCTGAACAATATGTGTCCAGAACCCTTAAGAGAGCTGATAATATTAGACTATACGATTAATCCATATCAACTAGTTTAGAGAAGTAGGATAGAGCATCATCTTCATCTTCATTTGAACTTGATGCTGAACTAGAACTAGAAGAAATGTTGTTCAGTTGATTACTGAGTTCTTGTGGAAGTTCACTTTCTTGACGACGAGATTCAAAGTTTGGTGAATAAGAACCACGGTCATCGTCTTCATTCTCAACTTCTTCATCAAAACGAGGACGAGATTCTGCTTTCTTTCCAAATACTGCATTCATCCGACGCTCAAGGTCCTCATAAGATTTGAACTGATCGGGTGCAGTTAAAGCAGTTAGAGAATACTCTTTCTTCCAGATGGTTTCAAGAGCATCGTCATCATCCAGGAGTGGTGCAACTCGGTCGAACTCTGATTTGTCATAGTTCCAATAACCATCTTTCTTGACGATTTTGATTTTGAAGTTTGCACCCTGCCAGAAATCGAAAGGATTGATAGGAGTTTCATCTTCAAATTCTGGTTGCATTGACTCCATGATTTTGTCAAAGATTTTCTTACCATACTTAAAGAGAAAAACGCGACCCTCATTTTGAGGATTTGCAGGATCCTTTACAACGTAAATATTGGAGTAATAAGATAGTTTGCGCTTTTGCTTACGGACAGTTTCTTTATCTTTTTCGTTACCACTATTCCAAAGTTCACGGTTATATTCGGAAATTGGATCCTTCTGACCAATCGTTGTCAGAGAGTTTTCAATGTACCAACCACCAGGACCTTGGAAAGCATGGGAATACATTTTTGCCCAAGGAAGTTCTTCACTTTCAGGAGCTGGTAGGAAACGAATGATTGCAAAACCATTTCCAGTCTTGTCCATTTCAGGTTTCCAGAAACGGTCATCTACTGAAGAGTTGGTATTACTCATCTTCTCAACTTCTTTTACCAACTTGCTGGTAAGAGAACCGAGACGTGATTGCTTTTTAAGATTTTCAAAAGACATTAAATTACCTCTGATTGTTTTGGATTTGGCTTTTGGGACTTCTTTATCTTACTGATAGTAGGAAGGGATGTCAAGCCCGCCTTTGTTTCAGACCTCTTTATCTTACAGGTAGTAGGAAGGGATGTCAAGCCCTATTCCAATTCATCTTTCATCTTTTTGATGACTGATGACATATTATTAAAAATAACATTCATATCAACACCTTTCTGCATACCCATCAGGACTGCAGATTCTTCAATCATATTTTTCATATCAATTGCTTCTGGGTCATCAGAAAGTTTCATTCTAGTATATAAAATTCTCTGTCGCTCCAGAAGGTCTTCA